GAATTGCAGACGAGTGAGGGCCGGGCTTTCCGGGATCTGCTCGGCAGTCGAAACGTTCGCGAGGCAACGGCTGCGTTTGGTGGCTTCGAGCGGCCGTCCGGATTTTCCTTTGGCGACCCCGAAGCCATGCACAACTGGACCGGCCGGTTGCAGGCCGCCGAAGAGGCACTCAACGTTTTTGGCGGTGATCTGAACGCGGCGTCCTCCAGTCTGACCCGGTTGGACGGCGGGCTTGCCAAGGCGGTCGGTTCGCTTGCAGAGGGTAGCGGTTCGCTGGCGAGCACGGCGAGCGACTTTGCCGGTCAGTCGAAGGAGCTTGCCGGATCAATGACCGAGGGGCTGCAGAACGTGCTTGGTGGTCTGGGTGACGGTGCCGGCGGGACTGGTGGCGGTGGTGGTTTTGGAGGGCTTCTTTCCGGTCTGCTTTCCGGCATCGGCAAGATTTTCGGCTTTAACCGCGGCGGACCGACAGGACCAGGCTCAGACAGCGACGTCGCCGGCGTCGTTCACGCGAACGAATATGTGTTCAGCGCGCAGGCAACACGCCGGATCGGTGTCGGTGTCCTGGATCGGCTTCACAGCAACTCCATGAAAGGGTTCCGGTCCGGTGGCCATGTTGCACCCTTTGCCACGCCTTCCGGCATGTCGGCCTCGCGCCGGGGTGCTGCGAATGACGATCGGCTCAAGATCGAGATGCACAATTATTCCAACTCGCAGGTCAAGGTTGAAGAAGAGAAGGACGAACGGGGCGGGCGCAATATCAAGTTCATCATCTCCGAACAGGTCGCCGATGCCCTGACGACACCAGGTGGCGCTGCGCCTCGGGTGCTCAAGCAGACCTTTGGTACCAAAAAACAGAGGGTCAACAGATGATCCCTACATGGCCGCCTGAACTGCCGAAGCCGCAGCGTGCTGCGTTTCAAAAGCAATTCCAGGACCCACGCATTCGCAAACGCGCGGAATCCGGGCCGCCCGGATATCGCCGGCGGTATTCCTCTGTCGGGCAGCTTGTCTCGCTCAGCATCAAGGTGACCCGCGATCAGCTGGCGGCGTTTGAAAACTTCCATCAGAACGATACCGCGCTTGGGTCGTTGCCATTCGTGATGCCCGATCCGATCACCGATGGCTGGCCGCTTCTGACACCTGATGGTGAGGCTCTTCTCGGGCCGGACGATGAACCGCTGCTGATCGCCGCGCACTGGCTCTGCCTCTTTGGCGAGGCCATGCCGGCCGTCAGCAAACCGGGCCTGCATTTTGTTGTCGCATTTCCCGTGACGGTGATGCCATGAGGCGGATCTCGCTGAACCAGCGGCTTTCCCAAGAAGCGCACACGAGCGAAGAAATCGAAGTGGCGCTGTTTCACATCGAGCACGAGGACCTTTCAGATCCGGTCCGGTTGTCGACGGACCCGACCGAACGTTTGAGCGACGATCCGCTTGCATACGGCACAAGGTCCACCTTCAACGGGGCGAACCCTGTCTCTCAACCGTTCCAGTTTGTGCTGGTCTCGACCGACATGCCGAGCGACCTGGAAGAGGCGCCGGCAGAAGCAACGCTCGTGCTTGAAAATGTCACCAGGGGCATTGCCGACGTCCTTCAGATGATCACCACGCAAGCCAGCGTGCACATGGCGCTGGTGCTGGCGTCATCACCGAACCAGATCGAGGCGGAGTACCGGGACCTGAAACTTGTCCGGGCCGAGGGCAACGCCTCGGAAATCACGCTATTCCTGAGCCGTCAGCCGATCGAGGAAGAAAGCTTTCCGTCCGTCCGCATGACCAAACAACGCTTTCCGGGACTTCACAGATGAGTTGGAGCAATTCTTACATCGGCATTCCGTTCGAGGCGTTCGGCCGCGCACAGACCGGCTGTGACTGCTACGGCCTGGCGGTGCTGATCTATGCCCGCGAACTTGACATGCAATTGACGAGCTATGTCGGAGATTATGTCAGCTGCGACGAACGCCGTGAGCTGGACGGCCTGTTCTCCAATGCGATCGATCTCGGGCCGTGGTGTAAGGTCGAGGGGCCAGCCGAGCCGTTTGACATTGCCTTGTTCCGGATCGGCCCGACGGCGGCCCATTGCGGTGTCGTCGTCAGTGACGGCCTGATGCTGCACGTCCAGGGTGAAGACCAGGCCAAGGTGGAGAACTACCGGGCAGGGGCGTGGAAACACCGGCTGCTGGGACACTACCGGCACCAGGACCGTCTCGGGAGGTCAGATGACTGACATTGTTCCCGTTCTTGCCGCGCCGCTGATTGATCCAGGTGCCGGCCGTGTTGATTTGGCTCTGCCGCAGGGCTTCACCCTTGCGGAGATCGTCGCGACGGCCTTGCCGGAGGCTGTCGGGGAAAATCTGCCGATCCGGGTGATCCTGGTCACCGACAAGGGTGCGGTTGCGATCGCGCGCGACAAGTGGCAGTTCGTGCGTCCGCGTCCCGGTGTGCGGGTCGTCATTCGCGTTTTGCCGGGCAAGAATGCCCTTCGCTCAATCCTGCAGATCGTTGTGGCGATTGCCGCGATTGCAATCGGTGCTTTCTTTGCCCTGCCGCTTGCGGGTGTCCTGGGAATATCTACCGGCCTCGCGCAAGGGATCCTGACATTCGGCGTTACAGCGCTCGGCAATCTCCTGATCAATGCCCTTGTGCCGCCGGCCAATCCTGAAACCGCAGCCACATCTGACAGCGAGACCAACCGGTCCTATTCGATCAGCGGCTGGAAAAACCGTTTGGCGCCCGATGCACCATTGCCCGTTGTTTTTGGAACGCACCGGTATGCGCCGCCCTTCGGCGCGCGGTCCTACACCGAGATTGTCGGAGACATTCAATATCTCCGGTCGCTCTTCCTGTTTGGACCAGGACCGGTGAAGCTTTCCGACTTCAAGATCGGAACAACGGACCTCGATGAATATGACGAGGTGGAGATCGAGGTCAGGGAAGGGTTCGACACCGACGATCCCGTGACGCTGTATTCGCGCCAGGTCATCGAAGACGCCGCAGGAAGTGACCTGACACGGCCGCTGCCGAGGAACGATGCCGGCAACGTCATCGCCGGGGCGGCAACAGAAGAACCTGTCGTTCGCTACTCCGCAGCCAACGGTACGGGGGCATCGGTGCTGGTCTCGTTTCCAGGCGGGCTTTTTAATTATGACAATAACGGCAACCTTCAGTCGCTCGCCGTTTCCATCCGGATCCGGTACCGGGTGCAGGACAGTGAGGATCCCTGGACCGATGTCACGACACTGAATATTTCCGCGGCAAAGCGCGAGGGGTTCTACCGGCAGCACAGCTGGGACTTTCCGGCGCGCGGCCGATACGAGATCGAGGTCACCCGGATGACGGACGAACGGACCAGTTCGCGGGTCCAGGACCGGTCCGTTCTGGTCGCGGTCCAGACGTTCCGGCCGGAATATCCGATCAACTATGAAAAGCCGCTCGCGCTCGTCGCAGTCCGCATCAAGGCGACCTATCAGCTGAGCGGCGCGCTCGACAATTTCAGTGCCCTTTGTTCCAGGGTTTGCCCGGATTGGGACAAGGTCAGTGGAACATGGATCGAGCGCGAGACGACGAACCCGGCGTCGCTTTTCCGATATGCGCTGCAATCGACCGTCAATGCCTATCCGGTCGCAGACAGCGGCATCGATCTGACGCAGCTCGCCGCATGGCACGAATACTGCGAAACCAAGGGACTTGAATTCAATTTCGTTCTCGACACCAATCTTGCCCTGCTGGAAACGCTTCAGTTGATTGCAGGCGCCGGCAGGGCGTCGCCGCGCCATGATGGTGTGGTGTGGGGCGTGGTGGTCGACAGGCCGCAAGATCTGGTGATTGATCACATCAGCCCGCGCAATTCAGACAGTTTCCGCTGGCAGCGGGCTTACCTCAATCCGCCCGATGCCTTCCGGGTGCCGTTTTTTGACGAAACCAATGACTATGAACCGGCCGAACGGATCGTTCCCTGGCCGGGGTTTTCCGGCGATATCACGCTGACTGAAGAAATCGAGTTGCCGGGCAAGACCGATCCGGACGAGATCTGGATTGAAGCACGCCGGCGTCAATACGAATTGATCCACCGCCCGAACGCCTATAGCGCCTTGCAGGACGGTGCGGCCCGTGTCGCAACCCGCGGTGACCTGGTTATGGGGTCCTTTGATACGCTCGAAGAAACGCAGGTTGCCGCACGTGTTGTCCATGTTGAGGATCGCATTATTCTGCTCGACGAACATGTGACCATGGAAGCCGGCGAGGATTATGCAATCCGGTTTCGTTCTGGCCTTTCCGAGGTCGATACGATCGGAACATCGACCGTGCGCAGCGTAATCACGGTTGCCGGCACGACTGACGCTGTCACGCTCGCGGGCAGTGGATTGCTGCCGACCGAGGGCGACATTGTTCATTTCGGCAAGGCCGTTTCGGAAAGCCGGGCACTGATCGTCAAGGGAATCGAGTCGGGCGAAAACTTCACCAGTCACGTGACCATGATCGACGCCTCGCCGGAAGTCGACGCGCTGACCGATGCGGAAAACCCGCCAACCTGGTCGGGCGTTGTCGGCAGTGAACTGAGCGATCCGCTGGCGGTTCCGTCTGCGCCCGTCTTCACCGCGGTGCGCACCGGCCTGGTTGGAACGGGCAGCGTCGACGGTCTCGATGTCCTGATTGCACCGGGCGCTGGCAGCTCGGCGATCATCGGGACGTTTGAAATCGATCACCGGAAGACCGGAGACGTCATCTGGAGCACCGTGACAATTTCCGCCGGTGACGGTGGATCACCGATATCCGGATATCTCAGTGGCGACAATGTTGATTTGCGTGCGCGTGCCCTGACGCCAAACGGAACACCGGGGCCATACAATTCGATTGCAGCCGTGACGATCGGGGAGGAAGACGCCGACTTGCCGATGCCGCTTGGATCCGGCAGCGGTGTTGTCGGGGCTGTCGCTCACGCCACCGTTACGATCGTGACGCAGAACGACGACAACGTCGTCAGTGTCATTATCTACCGGCTGACTGCAGGCGGCACATTGGACCAGGCGAACCACGAGATCGGCACGCATGCCGTGACCAAGTCGTCGACACTGGTGATTACGGACGGTGACGCGACCGGCCAGGACACCAGCCTGCTGCCGGCAGGTGACTA